GCCTGAGCTTGTAGTGCTGCCACGCGCTCACGCGAGGAGTTATTCATGCTAGCAACAGCCACGTTGGTGGAGTTTTTCTGGTTATCCAGCTCGGTTTGAATTTCGTACTTGCTCTGTAATTCCAATACCTTGCGCTGTAGCTCGGCGATCTTGATCTCGTAATCTTGCTGGGGCTTAGCCTGGTCCATCTGCATGCGCATCTGAGCCTCTTGCTGTTTGCGCTGAGTTTCAGCCAGCTGGGTCTTAAGCAATACTTGTGCGGTTGGGTCCTGGGATGCAATTTGTTCCATCTTAGACTGCTGGGCCTGGGCAACTTTTTGTGCCAGTGCTTGGATCTGTTGTACGTATGGCTGCAGTATCATTTGTGAATCTTGACCAACCATTTGTGATGCCAACGCTAGAGCTTGCTGAGCTTCTAGGTCTAGTGGCTTTTCTTGGTGTAGTTCTAGTGTATCTTTGCCGCCAGATGCCTGGGCTACGTACGCGCGCATAGATTGCAAATAGTGCAACGTTAAGTGTTGCTTGATATGCTCAAGTGCATTGGGAGAGAATGTTGGTCCAATCACTGGGTTGCCACCATACGCAGGGTTCATCGCATACTCTAAGTGAATCTTGATATGACTGATGTGGTCTTGGTCTGGGTAAGCTGCGGCAGGACGTCCCATAGTCATGGCGACGTTTTCTAACGCAGGATTGGATTCTTTTGCTCCCAACGGATTGGGTAGTATCTCGTCAACAGACGGAACTTTTAATTGGTTTAATACTCTACGATACACCGCGCGAATGTCAAACATTCCAGGTGGCGCAGACGCCATCATTTGTAACAGTGCTTGGTTTTGAGCTAGACGTTGTGTCTCAGAGAAAATGTTGGGATCAGATACAGGACGTACGTCATTGTTGTACGCAAAGTCACGAACCTCAATTGCCTCACCGGACTGGTTGTCCATGTCGGCCAGGTACCAGTGGTTAATACGCGAGACAATTGCCAGTGACTTAGCTTGGCTGCGGTGCATGCGTGCGTGAATGCTGGAGAATACTTTAGCGCCTTGCTCAATCAGAGCCTGGGCCGTACCAACCGGCATATTGTTGTTTGCTTCGCCAATCTTTTCTTCTGCGGTGGTTACTACGCCTTTTGCTGCGGTTGTTAGCCAGCCAAGTAAGTTAAACAGTACCGAGGACGGTTGGTTAAACGGCATTGGCATCGCAATCTTGCGAACATCATCAACACCAGGTGCTCCCTCAATCTCTACTACTTGCGTAGGCTCGATTCGATCGCTTTGGCCACCAATTCGTCCACCCTTGAGCTTAAGTAGCGTTTGGGAATTGTTAATATGCGCCGCATCAAGGAGAGCACGTAGAGCGCCAGTGAGAGCAGCGCTAAGACCACCAATAAGATGGGGAAGGCCAATAGCATAAGCGCCACGCCAAGGGATAAATTTAAACTCGACATACCAGTCCAGTTTTTCAAACTTCTCATCATTTGCTTCCCAGTTACGATACAGACCCAAGACTCTGCTTGTGGTCTCATCAATCATTAAAATGTATGGGGCACGTTGGCCCTCTGTCTCTGCGTCTTCTTCCAAACGCATGAAACATGTAATCTCGTAAACACGACGCAATCCGTCAATGTTTTTAGAAGGCATGTCTTTGCCTTCAATTTTATTGTTTGCTTTTTCAGATCTTGTTTGCTCAGTCAGCGGAGCATCAGACGAATACTCGCTGTTGATGTCGATGTAAATGCCGGAATCAACACGTTGTAAAAATGTATCTTCAGTAATGTCTTGGACTTCAGTTACACGCTGCGCTGTGTAGAAGTTAGTCGACGAGTACGGTAACAAAATGTTATCAATTGCCACCCACTCGCAGATTGGTCGCTTTTGTTCTTCGTCCCAGCGCCACTTAAGGAACTGTGATCCACCTAGTGGCAACTGAGTAAGGAGTTGCTCCATCTCGTCGCGGTACTCGGGTACCTGCTCAGTTAACTGCCAGTTAAGGAAGTTAACCTTGCGGTTTGCTGTCTCTTCTTTTAATCGGTCTGCTTCACCTTTGATGTTGGACTTAACAAGTCCGTCAGCTGGGAGCAATTCTTTAGCCGACGATGCTGCAAAGTCAACACAAGCCTCTGCCATAACCGGGTGCACCACTTTGGAAGCACCGTCAAACGTCGCCCCTCCTGGTGCATCTTTTCCAAGCCCAGTTCTACGCAATCCTTCTTCATACTGTTTGTCTCTCTGTGAACGTGACTCTTTGTCAACGTCAATTAAATCTAAGTACTCGGTTGCCAGAGCTTGTAAAGTGCCCTCGTCAAACACTTCGGCCAAGTTTTCATAAAATTGTGGATTCTTACGTGGGCTTTGTTTTTCTTGGTAGTTAATAACAACCGAGCCATCTTCTAGCTCAATGACTTCTTCTTCAACATCACCAGGTTCTAATCCAAGCGTGTCTTCATAGTAATCCATCTCCGCATCTTGCGCGGCTGCCTCTTTAACGTTTTGTTCATTTTCAAGGCCCGGCAAATTTGCGCCAGATTGCATGGGTAGTATTGGGTTTACCATAAATTATCTATTGTAGAATTTGGATAGGCTAGGAAAACTTGGCTGCGCTTGCACGTCAATCATTTCCACCGGCTGGTTGTGTTTAAATATTGGGGACTGTGCCCTTGCACGCATGCGAGCAATTTCTTGTTGTCTTGCTGCCTCTGCTGCTTTTTGTTTTTTGTATGTATCCAATGTTGCGTCACCAAGTTGGATGGGTTCCATTAAAGACAAAAACGCAGTCAAGGGATTTAATGGTGCCACTGCCAAACCTAAAGACGCAACGTTTTCTCCTGCAGATCCGTATTTTTTAGCAGCTAGATTTTTTTGTAGTTCTAAAATTTCAGGTGCCATAAATGGTGCGTTAAACGCAACCTGAGATCCAATGTTGGCCGTTGTTGATAAACCACCACCTGCAAACTTTTGTGGTTCGCGCCCGGCTGCAATTAATGCCGCCAACATATCTTGTACACCCATTCCTGTGCTGCCACCTTCTGCAAAAAACTTAGGCTGCGCGCCAGACTCTTCCAGCAACAACTGCTGCGGAGTCTTCAACATGCCAGGAGAGGCGGGTGACATACCAGCCTCTTCCAGTAGTTTTTGTTGTGGGGTTTTTAAAATGTTCATTTTTGGCGGGTAGTTATTCCTATTTATACTAATGCACAAATACCAGGAGATCCGCCCTACTGGGCGTATGGGTTGGCAAATCGCTTACTCATGTCGTCGTCCACGTAACTATAGTCTCGAGCCGGTAGCGGGTCGAGCTGGATCCATCCAGAATCACGTAAAACGCGCAGCGCTTGCGAGAGGGAGTCGACGTAGTCATCGTGTCCGCCAGCCTCTGGAAATGAACATACTTGACGCAGAAAACGTTTTGCCCAGTCTGCATATTCTCCTTTGCGTTGGGGTTCCTCTGGTATCCAGACCTTGCCCTTAGATACCAGCGGCGCTACAATGTTAAGACGTTGTACTTTATCCGCCCTGCCGGGGTTGTATCCTCGCACCGGCACACCAGCACCCTGGAGCTCTTGGATTAGCGAGATACCAGCCGACTTATCTTCCATGAGGATCAGGTCAGCCTTTCGGCCTTTGCCAAAGTCGTTATCTGCTCCGTAGACGACCTCCTTGAAGTCGTTAATTACTTTTCTACGTAGCTCAGGGTAAGACAGGTGCTCATCCCAAGCGTCCAGTAGTATGACCGCCGTCCCAGAGTCTTGGTTTTCAAACACGCCCCAGATGGTGCAGGCGGTCGGGTCGTTCATTGTCTTCTCAGAAGTCGCCGGATCATACGACGCAATGACATACTCCAGTGTCGGAGTCGGTTTATTCGCTGGCCACAGGCGGAACTGTTTGCGCTTGATGATACCGGACTGCTCCGGGTCAAGGATCTCACCATAGATCTCTTGGCGGCCAATGTCAGTGCCGTCGTAAGTCTCAAGCTGTTTGAAGAATGTCTCTGAAAGGTTGGCTCTGTTGTCATAAGACGAGGCGTTGGATACATATACATCCCCGCCTACTTTGCCCTCGTTTAAGTCTACAATTAATTCTTTTGGTTTGGGAGTGGTGGTAATAATCTGCTGCACTCGAGGGATCCGTGGGTCCCGTAGACGGAGCGTAAACTGTACTCCATCGTAGGCATCATCGATGTAATCAAACGCACACAGCTCATCGAACCAGGCCCCGTGGTATTGCTTACCTCGGTAGCGCTCGGGCTCTGAGGCCGGTATCCCCTGTATAAGAGATCCATTTGTAAGGGTGATTTCAAACAGGGACTTGTTGTAGTCTCGTATAAGTGACGGGGGAATGATATTGAGAAGTCCGGAGTCCCCCTCGAAACAAGTTGCACGTATATCGTTTGAGGTGGGAGCGGTGACGAGCCAGCGGGTGTTGTCATACATCCAAGCCCGAATGCCAATCCAGTGGCTAGCAGTGTGCGTCTTACCCGATCCACGACCGGCAAGCATAAGAAACGTATCATACTCACCATCTTCTGGCTCCCGTTGGTGCGGCAGTGCCTGTAGGTGCCACTTGACCTGCCAGATGGCAGCCTCAAGCTGTTCCTTAGGCCAGTGCGTGCGTGATTGTGCGAACTTTTTTAACTCAAGTTCCTGTTTTGATGTTAACGGCATTTTTCATTTTCTATAACAGAAATCATTGCCTTTAAAATTGGCAATACAGTTTGTCCACCATACTCATTTAATGTTTTGTTTACGGCAGTCAAAACAACCCTAGTATTTTCTGGCGTGTAGTTTTTTACTTTTGGGTCTATTCGGTCAAGAGATGGGGCGTATGGATTGCTGCTAAACTCATTAGCTGCGTTTAAGTCAAAAGGAAGACCAGTGTATTCACAAATTCCTTTTTCTAATTTTTTAGCAATCCAATCAACTGTTACGGTTACATCAGAATTTTTTGATTTTGATCGGCGTTTAGCGTTATGCCACATTTTGTTGGCTCTTCCACTAAAAGTCATTGCATACTGTTTTCTTTGTTCAGGTGTAGATGGCATTTTTTATTCCTCCTATACCTACTAATGCAATTTTCAATGAAAAGGCGCCCTTCTCAACGAAAATACTTTATTATCTACAAGCTATAAACCCTTCGCCAACAAGATAGCTGTTATCCGGCCCGTCTGTCTCGATGTGAATACAGGTCTGTGGCTGGATCTTTGTAATTTTTTCGATATATCTACGCCCTTGGTGTATTTTTATCGGTTTAGATACCTGGTTAGGTACCAGTTTATACCGAATTTTAAAATACAGCGAGTATGTGTTCTTTTGTTCTGTAAAACTTAGCCGGGTTTTGCCGCCCAGGGACTCGGCAATGCCTTGAACCGCCAGCGCCGTGCCGTAATGTTGCGTAGAAAACACAAAACGGTCTTTTTTGGGGTAGTATGAGTTAAGTTTTCCAAACACAATACCACGCAAGAGCTCAATTCGCTGCTCTTTGTCCGCCAGCAGGTAGTTTGCCGGTAATTTTGTCGGAATATCCGGCGCTAGTTGTGACTCTATGGTTGGAGATATGGTAAACTGCCGCCAGCCATTCTTCAAAGTCTTGCGGATCTTGATCTTATACCCAAAATCTTTGAGTTGTTTGTCAACCTCTTCGGTTGTATTGCAGGTTGTTGTATAAAATCCGCTAGGTTTGCGGTTTACAAACCAGAACCCAAACACAAACGGCGGTACTGGTAGGGTCTGGTGTGGTAATTCGATGGGTTTGGTGGTAGGGATCGAGTAGATCAGGCGATTGTCTTCCCGTTTATGTCCCATCTCTAACAAATTTTTTACGTTTATGGGCTTTAGTGGCCGCCTAAATGGGTGGTAGCCTTTGTACGTCATGGCACGCAGCCGGTACTTAAAGTTCTCCACCAAAAATTCTAGGTGCTTGTCTCCAGAGATCGTGAGGTAATCGTTTAACGTGACCTCGTAACAATCTTCTGAGAAGTATTCTTGGACCAGCTTTACCCTCACGGGTTTGCCGTTCTGGTCAAACAGGTAGTCACCCGGTTGGATTTTGTTTGCTAGTTTCCAGTAGTCCAGGGTTAGGATTTTTTGATTTGCTAGTATCGCCATAAAAATTCTCTAGGACCCACTGGTCCAGCCAACGCCCTAACGGCGTTCGAATCCTGTTTTGTAGCTCGACCGGTAAACGGTTAATGTCGAGGTAATCACAGACCTTTAAACGAAACTCAATGTACCTAGCCGTCTCTTTGTCCAATATTTCTATGGGCGCGTCGGCAGAATCAAAATGAGTCAGTGTACATACCAATACGCGAATACCTCGCAAGACTCTATTGGAATCTTCTAGGGCACCCTGTATTTGGTAAACATATTCGTTCATACACCCACTAATGCAAACATTTGATAAATATAGCCCCGATAGTTTTTAACTATCAATTTTGCTCGCAGAAGCGCGGGGGTTGCGGCACTTGCGGGGGTATATTCCAGGTTTCCCTCTATCTTTATTTTTTATTTTTTAAAAATATAAAAAAGAGTAAAGTAACCCCCGCAACCCCCGCATCCCCGTCGAACATCAAGGACTTAGCGCATTTCATTTCACATTGTGAAATTTGTTTCTTAAAATTTACAAAAAAAAATTTTAGAAAGTCAAGTTTTTAGCTAAACTTTGGGATTGGAACGAGCTTGGGATCTGTGGGGCCCCCCGACGGCCGACCCGCCACGGGACCCAAATTGGGGTATCGCATTATGAAATCGACCCCTATGCACCAAACTGGTGCACAAATGCACCGACTCAGTGCGCGTGCACCAGTTTGGTGCACAGCTCGAGCGCCTCGATGTTAGTGAGTACTAACTAACACCGAGCACCGCGCCCCCCTGCCAAGTAGCCAGTATGTTAGTGAGTACTAACTAACGTGGACAGCGCGCCGATGTATGTGAGTGCTTACTAACATAGAGTAGCGCGAGCCAAGATGATAATGATTCTCATTCGCATCTAGGTGCGCTTACTAAGTTAGTGAGTACTAACTAACTTGTTGCGGTGCACAACAAGATTAGGGTTTCCCCTAGTTGACGGATTGGACGCGTTTTAAGGGGTCGCCACGCCACGATCGCAGTTTGGGATGGTTAGGTATTAACTGGGTGACGGTCGTTGGGCCATGGAGCTTGGGTGCCTCCACAAAGGCTTTGCGGGCGCGAGGGCTGAGCGGTGGGGTGGGCGAGTGATCAGGTAATTCAAATTACCACAATATCCCACAATATTCCACATTATGACACAGATATTATTTGTCATAATGCGGAATAAAAACCCACACAAACCCCCTAAAAGTCATTACAATCGTTACGTAGTAACGCAGTACAGTAGATAGGAAGTGTGGGGCTAATCCCCACGAGACCCAAAGATACTCTTTAGACTGAGTACTAAACGAAGTGCGGTTTAGATGTCGAATGGCTCGCGTACCCCTAACACGGATCCGAGTCTCAAGAGTGAGGGCAGATAGTAATGCTCAGAGCGCCTTGTTACAGGGCGCTCGAGGCAGTACTAACTAACAGGAGATCATATGTACCAAGACATCAACGGCAACCAATTCGAATCCTATGCTCAAGCCTGCCGGCATTATGGTGGCGAGAATGACGCAGTATTACAGGACGAGGCAGACGCCTTGGCTCAAGAGTATGCTGAGTGCCTAGCCACTCAACACGGCTTTCATGCAGTCGAGCTGTATTATGGTAGTCCGCAGTATATGAATTTTAGAATCCCGTTTTAACAGGTCGAAACCGGAGCGATCCGGTCTCAGCGTTAGGCGCTGACTGATGATGACCAACTAACAGGAGATACACCATGTCAAACGAATTTACCCAAAAAGAACGTGACCTGCACGACCTTATGTGGCAGGCCGACGCGCTTGTCAACCAATTGTTAGACGCCACTCGCAACAAAGAGGGCTTTTACGACACCATCCACCCACTAGCGTCGACAGTGGGCTCCCTAGCATCGCGCATCGATGAAATGCTCGAGCGTATGCAATACAGTAAGTAACAGGTCGAAACCGGAGCGATCCGGTCTGCACGTTAGGCGTGCACTGATGATGACCAACCAACACGGAGGCTATATGCCAAGACATTCTGAGATTAAAGGCAGTCAAAACCGCATCTTGACCATTGAGTTCTTAAATGGTTTGCTTGACGGCGGGTTTACCAACATAGGCGTGAGCGATCGTGATTTGTCACTGCGCTATCGCGCCCAACACCTGCGTGGTGGTAAGTTCAGGGGCGTGCCGGTGTTTGCCATCGGCACCGACGAGCTCGGCAACCACCTAGTATTGACAGCAGACCGCAGAGTCATTAACATCGACTAATTAACAGGAGAGCACATGCAAACAATCAACATCGGACTAGACAACCCAGTCACCGGCAAACAAAACACAGTCGACCAAACCATCGGCGTCGCGATCCGTTACCTCAAGGGTATCAGCGACATCGGCGTCGTAAAGGATCGTGGCGAGGTGACCCTAGTCGTTACCTACTTCGAACCAGTTGGATCCCTGACAGTACTATGCGCTGAGCTCGATCAGGACTGCGTCGCAGTCTACGACCACGACATCGAGCGTGGCACGCTCATCGGGCCCAAGGCCGAGGCATGGGGTGGTTTTGACAATGAGCAGTTTAAGTTTATATAACAGGAGGCAATATGAGCAACCAAACATTCGAATACGAAAACATGACGATTGCCCCAATCGGGCGCACTGACAATGGCATCGATGGCAGTGACGAATATGTGCAATTATCCTCGATCGATGGCGAGCCACTTACCACCGAGCAGATTGACCAATTGTTTTGGGAAAAATGGCGCTATGAGACACAGCAAGAGGCGGGTGGTTATTTTTGCAAGTCTTACAGCGTTTTCTTTCACCAGTATGGCAACGATCGTGCCGTTATGTGTATCAACCATCGCTATGACGTTTAACAGGAGGCAATATGACTAACGAGATATTAATTTACGCGATCAGGGAGGGTGAGGCTCGCCCCTTTATGGAAGAGCTAATCTCTACCCAGTGCAAGACTAAAGAAGAGATCACCAAGGTCGTGACCGAGGCCAAGCAGGCGGGGTGGCATTCATTCAGACTGTCAACCTATGACGGCACCGCGCCCGATTTTACTAAGACAATTAACGTATAAGAGGCTCAGTCTATGAGCCACTGACCCAGTACAATGATCACATCAACAGGAGAGATTATGAGCTACAACACAGACTGCGCTAAGATTTGGAACCCAACAAAGGATATCACGTTCGAGGTGCGTATGGATCCACTGGGCGCCGGTAAGTACGACGTGTGGGCAGTGCAAGGCGGTTACGCACGCAAGGTCACATCAAACTGGTTTGCCGATCGTAAGGATGCAGAGGCATTATTTTTATCTAAAGATTATTCTCAATGGATGGAGGAACTACAATGAAAGCACTACAAGCATACATCAAGCGCAACAATGACTGGGATGCGCTCTTTAATCGCGTTAACGCGCGCCCACTGGGTACCGATACCCATGAGGATCGTCAGCGCTTAGCACGTCGCATTGACAACGAGCTGAGCCCCGAGAACCTAACCATGGACGGCGAGCTCTCACGCACTGAGGTCAATCGCCGGTACAATAATCTAATCCGAGTCGCTGAGCAGTTACAGAAACTCGACCCATCAATTCAATTTTCGGAGGTGTAGTATGGCAGATCTACAATACGGCGTGCGCGAACTAGAGCGCAGGTTTTATGAAGAGTATTATCTCGAGGTGTTTGAGCAGGTAAAGCTCATCCCTGAGATGAGTCGCAAGATGGGATTCTTGCACAATATTATTAGCAGTAACTCGTCCGAGTGGTCGGGTGGTCATAGCGCGACCAATATGGAAGAAAGAATTAAGCGCGATATCGCGATTGATATTATGCGCAATGTCATCAATATGATGACGTGGGAAGAGGTAAAATCTAAACAACAGGAGGCAGTATGACAACGACTACATTTCCCGACTGGGAGCAGGAGCTCGAGGCATGGGAGCAAAAGTATCGCCCAATTAAAAATCGTTTTAACGGCGAAGAGTTATTTCCTGACGATAAGTTTGAGACCTACGGCGCAGAGCTCGAGTTCGTCCGTGCGCAGGATCCACGCAATATTTGGACACTGGTCGACGGCGACGACGGCAACCTGTATATAGTAGATGGGTACCACTTAGTTAATCGGATCAATTACTTTGGGACCGAGGTACCATACGAGGGCAACGGCATGGAAGTGCCATACTACATATTTGACGAGGAGGAAACACAATGACACGCAAGCACAGACTAGCATATAACGCACTCAGGAAGATCAACGCGCCGGTGTACGAGCGTGTTGATATCAAAAACTTTCAGATCAGCGCCGAGCATAATTTCGACCCGAAGTACGGCAACACGCTATGGGCAGATTATTATGATGGGTACACGATCGGATCAGATTGGGAGTTTGGTGTCAACCCACTGATCACTGAGACGTTAAACAAGTACGGGCTCTACGCAGAGTGGATCAACGCAGGTGAATTGGGGGTATACGAATGAACCGACTAATCAAGGCAGTAGAAATTTTAAAAGATCGCTACAAGCATGAGATCTATAAGAGCGGTGACTGGTCTTACAATTTGTGGTCGTGGACTGTCACCATTGCAATAAACGAAGAGGACGACAGCCGTTACGACGTCGTGGCGTATCGCGCCAAGGGCAATGTAACGGACTGGTCGGATCATGTAGTACTATCATCATACCCAGTACAGTGGGAACTAACAGCAGAATAGGAGGCAGTATGAAGAAGTTTAAAATTCAGGCGAGCTACGTATCGTACGTAGAGGCAACCATCGAGGCAGACAGTCTCGACGAGGCAAAGCAGATCGCATACGAGAGGGACGGCGGTGTTGTTAAAAA